GGCAACGGTTGATCTCATCCTTATCGCAGGCCGTATGTCCGACCGCGCCGCGCAAGATTACCTCGACGGGCTCCTCACCCCGAGCGGCAATAACTCGATCAAGACCAAGATCGAAGCCGATCAAACTCTGAGCGGGACGGTATCGTCGGTCAGATGCGTCTCAGCAGTACCCGTCGCCGTCACGGTTGCGGGTGTCGAGATGCTCGCCTACCGCTTCTCCGTCGAGTTGTGGGGATAATGCGCGGCACAACTCACGACTACAATGAAGCCCGACCTTACGAGCACTACGGCGCGCGCAAGGACGGATCGGATCAGAACAGGAGTAGTCTCTAACTCATGGCAACAGTCACCCAACTCGGAACCGCGGACGTCTTCACGGTCGGCGGCGTCGACTTCAAGGATCAACTTCAGTCGATCACGATCACCTACTCGAAAGAGGCTCTCGAGGTGACGACGCTCGCAGATTCAGCGCGTAAGTTTGGCGCGGGTCTTCAGAACAACGAGATCACCTTCACGGTGCTCGGCTCGTTCGCAACGACCGAAGCCGTTCAGACGTTCTTCGGTGACGTCGGCACGACCGTCGACATCGTCTACTCGCCGCTCTCGGGTGCTCCGGCGACCTCGTCGCCGAAGTACGAACTCGTCGGGGGATACCTCGCGTCGTTGCCGATTACGGTCAACGTCGGAGAACTTGTCGCCGTCACGGTCACCTATCAGGGCGGAACTCTGACGGAGGACGTCACGCCGTAATGATCGACGTATCCGTCTCCGTTGAGCGGCGAGACGGAACACAGGATCAGTATCCCGTGTTCCCGCCGACGATCATCGCGTTCGAGCGATGGGCCAAGATGGGAATCGCCGCGGCGTTCTCGTCAACGACAGTCAAGTTCGAGCACCTCTACTACCTCGCGTACCTCGCAGAGAAGGACGCAGGAGTAGTCGTGAAAATGTTCGACGAGTGGCTCAAGGCCATCAAGAAAGTCGACATCGTCGAAGCCCCAAAAGGCTAATCCGAGGGTCTTTCATCGAGATCATCGCGACTCTCGCAGTAGAAACAGGAATCTCACCGCTCGATCTCATCAACACACCGCCCGAGATCATCGACGTCATGCTTCATAGGCTCAAGGAACGAGCAGAACTTCACAGGAAGCGGAGCCGCTAACTATGGCGAATCGAGTCCCGACGGGAACGTACGGATACAGAGTCGAAGGCGCGGAAGGCTCAGTCAAGATCGAAGGGCTCGCGAAGGTGCGTCGCGAACTCAAGAACCTCTCCGAGGACGTCGACTATCGCGCACTCGAGTTCCTCCCGGTCAATAAGGCCATCGCCGCACAGGTGGCCTCGGACGCCAAGTCATACGTCCCGATCGACACCGGGACGCTCTCGGGAACTATTCGAGACGCCGCAAGCAAGACATCCGCCCGAGTAAAGGCCGGATACAAGTCCGTCGCGTATGCGGGCCCGATCCACTTCGGATGGCCCGCTCGACGCATCAAGCCGCAACCGTTCATCTACGACTCGATCGACAAGAGACGCGACGAAATCAAGCGACGCTACGAGAATCTCGTCGAAGATCTCATCAAGAAGTACGACCTCGACGCCTAGTACCCTTGTAGCACTATGGCCCTCATCTCCGTCACGATCTCCGGCAACGCGGGGCCGCTCAAGAAGAGCCTCGACGAATCCGAAGGGATGCTCGGAAAGTTCGGCGACGCCGCCAAGAAGATCGGAGTCGCCGCCGTAGCGTCGTTCGGTGCGATGGCCGCCGGGATCGGCGTCGCGATCGGTAAGGCCTCGGATCTCAATGAGACGATGTCGAAGGTCGGGATCATCTTCGGCGACGCGAATGACGCGGTCACCAAGTTCTCGCGGGACGCGGCAACGAAACTAGGTCAAACTCAGCAACAGGCACTCGACGCGGCGGCGACGTTCGGCATCTTCGGCAAGGCCGCGGGACTCTCGGGAACCGATCTCGCGAACTTCTCGACGGGCTTCACAACGCTCGCCTCCGATCTCGCCTCATTCAATAACACCTCGCCGGAAGCCGCGATCAACGCGATCGGGGCCGCCCTTCGAGGCGAAGCAGAGCCGCTTCGTCAGTACGGCGTACTGCTCGACGACGCCACTCTCAAGCAGAAAGCCGTCGAACTCGGCATCTACGACGGCAACGGGGCTCTCAATGCGCAACAGAAGATCCTCGCCGCACAGAAGGCCATCTACGAACAGACGACCGCGGCTCAGGGCGACTTTGAGCGCACCTCAGACGGACTTGCCAACAAGCAACGCATCCTCTCCGCACAGATTCAGAACGTCGTCACCGACCTCGGACGAGCGTTCCTGCCGATCGCCCTCGATCTCGCGACCGCGATCTCTAAAGTGCTCACCCCGACGATCGAGTTCCTCAATGAGAAAGTCTTCCCGAAACTCGGGGACATTATCGGGAAGGTCGTCTCATTCGTCAAGGACAACGCCGTCCCCGTGTTGGGATTCTTCCGCGACGCTTTCGACAAAGTGCGCGGAATCATTGACGACAATAGCGAGTCGGTCGGCAAGATCCGAACATTCTTCTCGGATCTCATCGGATTCATCAAGAACAACGTCGCTCCGGTCGTCACCAACATCCTCGGCGGAGCGTTCAAGTTCATCGTCGAGAGCGTCATACCGCGACTTCTCGACGGTCTTCTCAAGTTCACCGGGGCACTCTCAACCGTCGGATCGTTCGTGATCGACATCGCGAAACTCATACTCGGAGCGTTCGAGACGATCGTCAACGGCGTCATCGACTCAGTCAACTTCGTCATCCGACTCATGAACCGCATCCCGGGCGTCAACATCGACGAGATCGGCGGCGTCTCGTTCACCGCGCCGTCAGTCGGGGCAACCGCACCAACCGCTCCCGGCTTCATGGGCTCAGTCGACAGGCTCGCCGCGCCGTCACTCACCCCATCAGAGGCCGCGCTCGACATCGCAGGCGGAGCATCCACGACTAGCGGAGGCAAGGGCGGGAAAGGCGGCAAGAACGGTCTCACGATCGACCCTCGCGCACTAGAACTCGGCGGTCTCAACTTGCCTACGCTCGCCGCTTACGGATCGATCGAATCCGCACGACTCGCCGACCTCGCACTCATGGGCGCGACCCCGTCAGTCGTAAACGTGACGATAAATACGGTCACCGCCGACGAGAATCTTCCGACGATGGTCGTCGACGCCTTTCAGCGGTACAACCTCATCTACGGCCCCGCCGAGATCGAGATCGCCGTCTAAGCCATGCCCGCGACCCTCGTCTCCGGCGGGACGTACCTCTTCGAGATCGACACCGGGTTCGGCGACGGCTTCACGCTCGACGACAGTCAGCAGGGCATCCTCAACGGAACCGAGTTCGTACTCGACGGCGTCGACTCCTACTCGGACATCTCCGATCAAGTTCAGACGGCCCGCATCTTCAGAGGCCGCAAGAGCGACCTCGACTCGTTCTCGCCCGGGACGCTCGTCATCAACGCGATCGACCCGGCCCGCAACTTCGACCCATACAACGAAGACTCGATCTACTACGACGAGTTCGACGACACACCGGGTCTCTCACCGCTTCGGCAAGTTCGCGTCTCCCGCGACGGCGAGTACCTCTACAAGGGGCGCGTCGTCGACTTCGCGTACTCGTACGGCTCGAAGCCGGGAGAACTCCCGCGGGTCGTCATAACGTGCGCCGACGACCTCTTCCTCCTCGCGAACACGCGCCTCTCTGCGTTCACGCCGTCCGCCGAGTTGTCGAGCGCACGGGTGACGACGATCCTCGACCGTCCGGAGGTGGACTATCCGGCGGCGACTCGGGACATCGCGACCGGGACGACGACTCTCGGCGCGTATGCGATCGCCGAGGGAACGTCCGCGCTTGAGTACCTTCGCAAGATTCAGCAGGCTGAGCAGGGTCGACTCTTCGTGTCCCGGGACGGCGACCTCGCCTTCGACGCCCGGGTCGGCACGACGCTCTCCGGGCCTTCAGTCGTGTTCTCAGATGTCGCCGGGTCGGGTGACGTCCCGTACAAGGGTCTCGGAATCGACTACTCGACCGAGGACGTCATCAACCGGGTCGTCGTACAACGCACCGGAGGCGTCGCTCAGACGGAAGAAGATCTCGCATCGCAGGCTCTGTATCAGATTCAGGCGTACACGATCACCGACTCGCTCCTCTCCACGGACGCGCAGGCGGACACGCTCGCGCTCTATCTGCTCGCCCCAACACCAGAGCCACGCTTCTCGTCCCTCGTCGTCGACCTCTACCCGGTCGCCGCGCTCGACAAGGCCGCCGTCGCTCAACTCGAGATCGGGGACACGGTCGAGATCACCAAGTCGTACGCGACCGGGTCGCCGTTGACGGTGACCGAGGAACTCGCGATCGAAGGTATCGAGCACTCGATCTCAACGTCGGGCCATTCGATTACGCTTTACACGGCCCCGACGACCATCGTCTACGCGCTCCTGCTCGACGACAGTCTGCGCGGGGTCATCAACGCGGACAACGTTCTAACGTGAGAGGCTAGGATCTAGGCACTATGGCGAAGCAGACATTCACCGCGGGGCAGGTGCTCACCGCCGCGCAGATGAACTCGCTCCAAGCGAACGATTACAACTGGACGGTCGACACGAAGACCGACTCCTACGTTCTCGTCGCCGGTGACGCCGGGAAGCGGATCGTCATGAACGCGGCAACCGCGAAGACGATCACCGTCAACACGAGCGTCTTCACGGCGGGCGATGTCGTATGGATTCATAACATCAACACGGGAACGTGTACCGTCACCGCAGGCACGGCGACGGTGAACACGGCGGGCTCGCTCGCGCTTGCTCAATGGGAGGGTGGAGCCCTGTACTTCACGAGCGCGGCTTCGGCCATATTTTTTCGCGGTGGCGGCACCTCTTACGGCATAGCAACAGGCGGCAGCAGCAGCAGCATTACGGTCGGCGGTGTCAATTACACGCTACTGACGTTCAGTAGCACAGGAACGCTTACGATTACCAAGGCTGGACTGTTTGACGTGTTGATGGTCGGCGGTGGCGGTGCTGGCGCGGCAGCGAACAATGGTGGTGGTTCTGGTGGTGGTGCTGGTGGCGTGGCAAGTGGAACGGTTTATTTAGCAGCCAACACAACGATTACTGTCGGTGCTGGTGGCGCGGCGGCGTCTAATAGCGCAGGCGGCCCGGGACAGGGCAACAGTTCCGTTTGTGGAATCGCAGTTGGTGTTGGTGGTGGTCGTGGTGGTTCGGTTGATGTGTCAGTAAGTGTCGCTGTTGCACCTGCCGTTGGCGGTTCTAGTGGTGGCGGTATGGGTGCGACTAACAACGCATCAACTGGTGCAGCAGGAACACCAAGTCAGGGCAACGCTGGCGGCAATGGTTCAGCAACTACTAATGGTGCTGCTGGTGGCGGCGGTGGAGCGACGGCAGTTGGTGGCAACTTTAGTACGGGCAATGGTGGTGCTGGCGGTGCAGGTTACGACGTTTCAGCATTTATCGGTGGCTCGTCACTCTTCAAGGGTGGCGGTGGCGGAGGTGGAGCACGATACTCCTCCGCTGGTGGAGGAACTGGCGGCGCAGGTGGTTCGTCGGTAGGTGGTGCAGGCGGTTCATCGTCGGGAACTATCAACGGTGCTGCTGCATCAGCGAATACTGGTGGTGGTGGCGGTGGCGGTTCCTTTGACGGAGGCGCACAGGGTGGCAGCGGTGGTTCTGGTGGTTCTGGGATTGTTTACGTTAGGTTCAAGTAATGGCACACTTTGCACAAATAAACAATGAAAATGTGGTTCAGCAAGTAATTGTTGTATCAAATGACGACTGCGGCGGAGGGGAGTTTCCCGAATCGGAACCGATCGGTCAAGCGTTCATCGCATC